ATGAGGGCTGGCACGGTGCAGTAAATTGCCGATTACGATTGGAGTACCGCGAAGTGGGGACAGATGAATGGACAACAGTCAAAAAAAATCTTAAACATCGTTACGCGGGTGTAACGTTGTCATTGATTACTGTTCAATCTCATCCCAACACAACTTATTCCCTGTATGTAAATACAGGGGGAGTATTCCAGTTATATCGAGGCACATCGACCATTTCGGGATATTACAGGATTGCAACAATTAAATATGTTTCCGACAAAGAGACGGCGCCCCACTGGGAATGCGAAAACCTGATAGTTGAAGGTGTAAGCGGGTTTACGGTCAGCGTAATAGCGGATTTTAATTTATTCGGAGGGCCACAAACATACAGCCTTGTTGTCGCGGCGGGTAGCATTACTTATCTTGATGACCCCTTCAACGTAACTGATAATTCAACGACTACAGTAAGGCGCGGCCACAGGTGGAAAGTTGACAGCGCAAAAAACTACGAAGTGCGAATGACACGAATCACAAACGATTATGATGATAGGAGAATTGTCACAAATTCTTATTGGTATGTTTTAAGGGGTATGGTGAAGGGAGACCCTATTACGTTTCCTCAGCCATTAGCGATGACCTGCTTGCGGATACGAGCGACTAATCAATTAAATGGGGTGATAGACGAGCTCAATGGAGAAATTTCTTCTTACGCGCAAACATGGGACGGTGAGGCGTGGGACACAACGGCAATAGATAAAGTGAAAACGACCTCAAATAATCCGGCGGCGTTAATGCGTCTGGTTTTACAACATCCAGCGAATGTTAAAAAAGTAACATCAGAAAAAATTGACGATGATAGGTACGGCGAGTTTTACGATTTTTGTGCAAGCGAAGGATTTGAATTTAATATGATCCGCGACTTCACGGCTTCCGTTACCGATACATTGATTGATATTGCGGCAAGCGCCTGTGCTTCCCCGTCTTTTGATGGGGCGCATAGTGTGATTTGGGATGCTGAAGATTCAACTGTGGTTCAGCATATCACGCCTCGAAACTCGTGGGGGTTTTCGTCTTCAAAAATTTTCTACAATAAGCCTCACGCTTTCAGGATTCAATTTGTTAATGAAGAAAACAATTACCTAACCGATGAACGCTTTGTGTATGATGATGGCTACAATGCAAGCAACGCTACTTTGTTTGAATCTCTGAAATTCAATGGAATCACAAAGCCTAGTTTGGTTTGGAAATTGGGAAGGTATCATATCGGTCAAGCGAAGTTAAGGCCGGAAACGTTTACCCTGTTTATGGATTTTGAACACCTAGTGGCGCGGCGCGGCTCCCACGTTTTTGTTACGCATGATGTTCCGTTGTGGGGTAGTGGCTCCGCAAGGGTAAAAGAGATAACTCTCAACGCAGAAGAAACTCATGTAACAAGCGTTACACTCGATGAAAACGTAACCTTTGAATCGGGCAAAGATTATTCCTGCCGTTTCAGATTGGCCGACGAGGACAACACTTCTGTATGCTACGCAGTAGATAACAGCGGTGGCATTACTAATACTCTTACTTTTACATTGGAAACCGGCATACCCATTGCCGTTGCGCCATCAATTGGCGACCTCGCGATGTTCGGCGAAACCGGTAAGGAAACAACAGAATGTATCGTTAAGGGAATTGAAAGAAGCGAAGATTTTACGGCGAAACTGACGCTTGTTGATGTTGCGCCTGAAATTTATCAACTACGCGATGGCGGTATTCCTGAGTATGATCCAAACATCACGCGCCCCGTGGACATAACAAAAATCAAACCTTCCGTGCCAACAATTGTTAGCGTGGAGTCAGGAACAAACGCGCTGGAAATTGTGAATGGTGTAATTAAAACAAGAATCCTTGTTAATTTTTCCGTTTCCGAAACATCAATCCCGATTGACCATTACCAGCTGATTTATAAACTGGAAACACTGGAGACAAAATGGAGATGGCTGACGATTGAGGGCGGGAATAGATTTGCTTATATTTCTGGTATTCAAGATGGCGAAACTTACAGAATTAAAATCCGCGCGGTGTCTGTTTATGGCGCGTTCTCTGATTGGTCAGAGCCCCACATTGAGGTCGTAACGGGTCAGGCGGAAGAACCGCCGGACGTGGAAAACTTTATCTGTAATATAATTGGCAGTAACGCTTTTCTGTCGTGGGATGCAGTGCCGGATATAGATTACTCTCATTGCGAAATCAGATATTCCAGCCTTACTGCGGGCGCGACGTGGGGAAACGCGATACCTTTAATTAATAAAGTGGGAAAACCGGCAACGTCTATTACAGTCCCCGCGATGGTGGGATCGTATCTGATCAAGGCTGTGGATTACAAGGGCAACAAAAGCCGTAACGCTTCCGTAGTGATTAGCGACATCGCGGCGCTGGAAGGATTGAATGTCGTGGAAACGCTTAGCCTGCCTGATGTTTCGTGGGATGGAATTTCCGGCGGCTTACGTTATGATGAAGGTTATGGCGGTTTAAGATTAAGATATAATTACGGCCTCTCAGGCAACGGAGATTATTTCGATGTTAAAAACTTCATTGAAGGAGAAATATCAAATATTAAAATTTCGGCGGTGGATGGAAACGCTTTTCTGGATTTCGGCGATATACTGGCAGGATATATTAATTACAGAATTATTTTAATTGATTCCACTGGAAAAAAACTTATCGGCTACACAAAAGAGGCGGGAACAGAGGAAACTTACAGCGCGGAAATTAATAGCGGAACGCTCACGCAATATAAACTGTACATAATCACGGCGACAGAGGAAGACCACTATGGCACGGGCTTGGGGGTGGATGATTACTTTACTTCAGCCGGGACAGAAGTTTGTGATGCAAATAATAAAGTAAAAGAAGTTTTAACGCCAGCGGATACCGGCGTTACCATTGTATCCGCAGCCTTTGGTGAAACATATAACTTTAAAACCGTAGAGACGGGCTTTGATTTCGCTGATACTTACACCTTCTATCTGATAGAGAGCGCAAGCGGATTTATTAATTATAATTCTATGGCTTGGATGGAAGCGCACGGCGTTTCAAAAACCATTGTGGAAAGCGGATATTTTCAGCCATCAAAAATTATAGACCTCACGGAAGTTTATACTTCAAGAATTTCCGCGAGCATTACATCTCAAACAATTGACCTTGTATCTTCCGACCTTTGGGAGATTGATGATTTATACGCTGTTCCTGATTTATATTTTGATGTTCAGTCGGGCGCGGAAGTGTGGCTTGCCGTATCTATCACCAACGACGACCCATCGGGAACTCCATCGTGGAGCGATTGGAAAAGGTTTGTTATTGGCGATTACACAGCCAGAGCTTTTAGATTTAGAATTTATGGCTCAGGAACTTTACCGTTTACAACTCCGGTTGTATCAGAAGTAACAATTACGATTGATATGCCGGATAGGATTGTTTCTTTTTCGGGCAACGTGGAAATCGGGGGCTCAAACATCACGTTTGACGCGCCATTTGCTACCGTTCCCAAAATCGGAATTGCTATACAAGATGGAAGCGAAGGAGATACTTATACAATAGAAAATCTTGACGAAAGCGGCTTTGATATTAATATTTATAATGGCGGAAGCGGAGTTGCCCGAAGCATTACGGGCGTTGCACAAGGCTACGGCAAAAAGGCTACGGCAAATTAGAATCATAGGAGGAATTAAATGGCTAAGACATATAATTACACTAAACTAACGGGCGGCACGGACGGATGCCTCGACGCTCTAACCGATGCAATAGTGGAAGATGGTGATTTTGCGCTGGGCGTTGTTTCCGGCGTTCAGTATTCGCATTACTTTGATGCGGATTCCACTACAGCCGCTTCTTCGCCGGATGTAATCGAGCCAATTGCGGGAAGCGGGCGTTGGCTTATTGCACCGTCTCATCAGACTCATCAGATCACGCCATACTATGGCGTATCTTGGGATGAATCAGCAGACACTTATGTTCGGACAGGCTCAACCGCTGGTCAGACTTGCGGGGTGACTTTAGCGGATGCTTTCCTTCCTGTTCACCGAAGATTAAGACGATGCGTTGTGACCGATGCTGGTGAGGTCGCTTATTACCTTTCTGC